CGCTGCTGAGCAGAAGGAAAGAGCGAGAGCAAATGTCGATCACGATGCCTTTGACGTACTCGTTCATGCTGTTCCGTTGATTACCCCCATATTATAGGGCATCTGGACCGGGTGGTCAAGGGGTGTGTGCCAGTCGGGTGAGTGTCCTAGACCTTCTCAGTTGATAGGTTTCCATCATCGTCAACAACGAAACGATACTTAACTCCGTTTTTAGAAGTTATGATATTTCTATCTTCAGAAAGTTCCTTGATTGCCTCAATTAGGAGAGGAATTACTTTATAATAATCAACCGCAAGATACCCATTATCTCTTTCAGTAACAGCTTCTGGCAGAATTTCTTTTATTTCTTGTGCAATAACACCAACATCATGACCAGACTTATTGGAATTTTGATTCCAATCGAATGTGTTACCACTAATTGATATTACCTTTGCCAAAGGATCATCAATTGGAGTGATATTATCCTTTAATCTTTCATCAGAAGTATAGAATGCAGTAATATCACCAGTTACATTGAGATCTCCGGTAATTAAAACACCAGTATCTGTTGCCGTAATTGCATCTCTGGCAACTGTTGTTTGATCGAAGACATAAACGACACCGGCAGCACTAGTACCTCCAATCTCATCATTGAGAGCAGAAGCAATAACAGACTTACCATCTGCACTACATGCCACTGCGTATCCAAATTTATCAGCAAGATTAGTAGCATAAGAACCGGTTATAATACCTACTTTATTAAAGTTATTTCCCTGACGATTAAAAACATGAACAATGCCAGTAGTAAAAGTAGATGAATATTCATCATTGGGAGCACCAACAAAAATAGTCTTACCATCGGCACTACATGCAACTGACCATCCAAAATAATCATGATTATCAGCATATTCAGTTCCTGCTGTTAGAATACCTACTTCATTAAAATCATTTCCAACACGATCAAAGACATGAACAGTGCCTTTAGTAGGATCACCGGTCCCAGACTCATAATAAGCACTACCAATAATAGTCTTACCATCGGCACTGATTGCTACTTCGCGTCCAAAGTCATAGCGCACGGTATCGTAAGATGCTGTTAGAATACCTACTTGATTAAAATCATTTCCAACACGATCAAAGACATAAATTGCACCTACATCAGTTACTGTTACGCCACTTTCATCACCATACGCACCAACAGCAATAGTCTTACCATCGGCACTGGTTGCTACAGAATATCCAAAATAATCAAAAACAAATGCACCACTTGATACTGTTAGAATACCTACTTCATTAAAATCATTTCCAACACGATCAAAGACATAAACTACACCTCCGCCATCAACACTATCAACACCCTTCTCATCCAGAAGAGCACCAACAACAATAGTCTTACCATCGGCACTGGTTGCTACTGACGATCCAAAATTATCACTATTTTGAGAAGCATAAGAACCGGTTAAGATACCGACTTCATTAAAATCATTTCCAACACGATCAAAGACATAAACAAGTCCACTATTCGACTCCGATCCTGGTAATTCACTATATTGGTTGCCAACAACTATGGTTTTACCATCGGCACTACATGCAATTTCTTGTCCAAAATAATCGCTGCTACTGGTAGCATAAGAACCAGTAAAGAAACCTACTTGACTATAAGTATTTCCTTCACGATCAAAGACATAAACTGCACCTACATTTGATAATGAATTAGTATCATGATCGGGAGCACCAACGATAATGGTCTTACCATCAGCACTGGTTGCTACTGTGTGTCCAAATTCATCGTTAGAGTTAGGATTATCAAGTTCTATAGCACCTACTTCAATATAAGTTGATCCAATACCTACAAGATTATAAGATCCATTTGATGTTTCACTATGACTTGCATAATCAGAATAATGAGAGAAAATACTTCTATCGGCATTATCTGCAGTTCCTTTAATATCACCCTTTACTGTTAAATTAGATTCTATAATTATATTTTTTTCATCTATAGTCCTTAAAAGTGATTTTGTATTTACATTTTGATCGAAAACATAAACAAGACCTTGTTCACTATTAATCTCATCATTGTAAGCACCAACGATAATGGTCTTACCATCGGCACTGGTTGCTACAGAATGTCCAAAATAATCACCAGTATTAGAAGCATAAGATCCGGTGAGAATTCCTACTTCATTAAAGTTGTTTCCCTGACGATTAAAAACATAAACGAGACCAGAACCATTGCCAGAACCAGGATACTCATCACTTTGAGCTCCTACAATAATCGTCTTACCATCGGCACTACATGCCACAGAGATCCCAAATTGATCATCATCATCGGCATAAAAACCTGTTAAAATTCCTACTTGATTAAAGTCATTTTCAACACGATCATAAACATAAACAGCACCAGGTTGATTAGCAGAAATAGAACTTCTACCAACAAAAATAGTTTTGCCATCAGCACTAGTTGCTACTTCATTTCCAAAAAAGTAGTAATTATTACTGTCAAATGCTGTTAAAATTCCTACTTCATTAAAATCATCTCCAACACGATCAAAGACATAAACTGCGCCTGAAGATGTATGTCCCGAAAGATCGTCATGACCACCAGCACCAACAACAATAGTCTTACCATCAACACTACATGCAACATCCTGTCCAAAAGAATCACCTGCACCTTGATCAGATGCTGTTAAAATTGCTACTTCATTAAAGTCATTTCCAACACGATCATAAACATAAACAAGACCATGACCAGTAGTGCCAGAAGTTTCATCACCATAAGCACCAACAATAATAGTATTACCATCGGCACTGGTTGCTACTGACCATCCAAAGTAATCAAAAGATTCGGTGGCATAAGAACCAGTTAAAATTGCTACTTCATTAAAGTCATTTCCAACACGATCATAAACATAAACAAGACCATAACCAGTAGTGCCAGAAGTTTCATCATCAAAAGCACCAACAACAATGGTCTTACCATCGGCACTGGTTGCTACTGCTTGTCCAAAATTATCATAATTATCGGTAGAATAAGAACCTGTCAAGACACCTACTTGACTATAGGTATTTCCTTCACGATCAAAGACATAAACTGCGCCTGAATCTGTTGCATTACCATCACCAAAGCGATCTCCAACAACAATAGTCTTGCCATCAGCACTGGTTGCTACTGACCATCCAAAACTATCTGCAGAAGATGAATTTGCAGTAAGTATTCCTACTTCATTGTAAGAAGTGTTTGCAATACCTACAATACCGTATGCATAATTTGATGTTTCACTATGACTTGCATAATCAGAATAATGAGAGAAAACACTTCTATCCGTTGCTGTTGGAGTTACTGTCGCAACACCACTTGAAGTAGAAAGTAATACATTAAATCCTCCACTAAAATTAATTGTTGCTGCAGCTCCAACCGAAGTTCCATTTGATTGAAGTTCAACGCCAGTGCCTACACCAATAACACCAGTCAGTAAAGATCCATCACCCTCAAAACTAGCAGATTGCAATTTTCCAGTACTTGAATCATAAGTTAAGTTGGCATTAGTTTTTGGTGGAAGAATTCCATTAGATGCGGTTACAAAAACTATATTACACTCGGCATCAGTACTTTCTTCGGTAACATTAATATTAGTTGCTGTTATATCACCAACAATATCACTACTATTAACTGTGCCAATAAATCCACCAGTTGCTGTTATAATTCCGGTGACGGCAATACCTCCATTAGATGGAGTAATGGTCACACCAGTGCCTACAGATGTGATACCAGATATGAATGTATCTCCACTTGATGAAATCGTTACAGCCGCACCAACTTTTATAGTTTCACTGACTGATGCAATTCCAGTAACTTGTAAATTACCACGAACATCTAATTTTGCTTCGGCACTTGTAGTGCCTATTCCAACAGAACCGGTTTGTCCAATAGCAATAACAGCACTATCATTTCTTATACCAAAAGTAATAGGAACATTAGTTTGTGCTACAGTATTAGTTGCATAAGTATCAACAATAATTGTATTTCCAACAATATTTGAAATCTTCGTGCCAACTGTATGGAATCCAGATTTTACTTCTTGTCCCAATACAATACCAGATCCAGATATTGTGATTCCAGTAATTTCATTGGTACCCAAACCACCAACAGGAGCAGCAAGATCTCCAGTATTTGTATTTACAACTGGTATAAATTCGTTCCGTGATCCTATTTGAAGTCTATCAACAGGAGTTCTTGTTGCAATACCAACTTTAACGGGGTCAATAGTATCCACGATATCAGGATCATTACATAATATCAAATCACTTCTGATATGAACACCACCAGCAACAATTAAAGCACCATCATTATTACCAGTGGTTGGTTCAGTACTATTAATTTGCAGTTCGCTATCAGTAACAATTGTATTAGAACCACCTTGAGCATTAATAATTAAATTTCCAGAAGTTGTATCTATTGTATTAGAAAGATTTCCACCAAGACCACCAATCTTAATATTAGAAATAGTTGATGCAGAAGAAACATTTAATGTATCGGTTTCTACATGACCCGTTACATCAATACCATTTTCCGTTACTTCTAATTTTTCAACTCCATTATAGTATAGATTTACATAAGTATTATAATTATCTCCACTATTAACATGTGTCACTCTCATGGCAGTGCTTATGCCAAGATTATTATCAAAAGAAACGAAGTCTAATGTCTTACCACCACTAGAATCTAACCCAACATATGTTTTGGTGAGTGTAGAATCATGGTAAATTCGTAGGTCGGCAGTTGTCCCTACACGAAATTCTGCATTATCATAAGCATATAAAGAGTTTTCACTCACATCAAAGTAAATATCACGACCAGCAGTATTTCCATCAAATCTTACATCTCCATGAAACTCTGATGTGCTGTGATCAACATATAATCTACCATCTATACGAAAACCACTGATATCTGTATATGCTTTTCTACTATTATTATAATAAAGATCTATGCCAGCATCATCGTTACAAATAATACTATTTTCTCCACTTCTTGCCTGAATATAAATGTCTGAATTAATATTTGACCCAGCATTTCTAATATAAAAATGTCCGGTGTTGTTTTCAATATATCCAGTAGTGCCATTATGATATATTTCTAAATCAGAGTCAGTGCCTGCGGCAAACTTGGCATTATCATCGAGTATTAAACTATAAGCACTCTTGTCCCAGTGAAGATCATAGTTATTATCACCTTTAAATAAAACATCACCGGCAACATCTAAATTAACTGTCGTAGAATCTCTCTTTGTCCTTGGATTTACTGTGCCAATACCAACATCACCAGTGCTAGTAACTACAAAGACATCATCTCCCTCGTAGGTAGTTTCTGGTATGGTGGCATCATTTCCAACAGAAGTTATATACCTGCCAGTAGCTAAAACAGTGTTATTAAAGTATATTCTATACCCATTACCAGTAAAAGAACTCCATTGAGTTCCTTTTGTTTCGTAATTACTATTTCTAACCGTTAGTGCTGTTCCGGCAGAAGGCACATCATATACAAGAGTTCCAAATATATCCTGCAGTCCAAATGGAGAAGCTGCCGTTCTCAATTGAACTAAATCTCCTGCACTATAATTATCACCTATAGCACTATCTAAAGTTAATTTCTTTGTTGTATATCTTTTTCCATCTACTCCAACTTGAAACTTCTGTGCCGGATCATTAGTACCAATACCAATAAACTCATTATAAGGATTGAAATTTAATTCATCATCACCCTGAACCAATCCAGTAGTGCCATGAAACTGAATATTACCAATTGTTCCACCAGCACCAGTAATAATAGATTCCAAACGAACCCAATCTATTGTCCCAGGATTTCCTGCTCCCTTCGCAAGAATTTGCCCGTCAGTTCCTGGATCACCATCACTATCATAGATAGTTGCTCCAACTTTAATGCTACCACTTACATCAATATCTCCTGTAACATCTAAAGTATGTGCAGGATCACTACTATTAATACCTAATCGTGTATTAGACTTATCCCAATAAACACTAGCACCATTAAATTCCCCATTATCATTAAATATTAATTCTTTATTTTCAGAAAAGAATTGTGGAGAAACAGTTATGTCTGCTTTAACTCCAGTCTCAATAATCGAAGATAAAGAATCTACGGTTAATCCAGTGGTTACTCCATCCTCATAAATTTCATCACTTGCATTTTGAGCAAACGATCCCTCAACATTAGTGACAGTAACATATCCAACTGTTGTTGTAGAATATTTTACAAAACCAGTAACATTATTGTTACCCTGTGTAATACCTAAACCAACAGAAAAACTATGATTGCCACTTAAAGTTAATGTTGTTTCTTTAAATGAATCTGATGTTGCAGTTATAGCAGCACCAATAAAATTGAGTTGAGTTATACTACTAATATTACCAACAAGTTTAGTAGATTCATCATAGACAGTAATAGATCCTGGAATGATTCCACCCTCAACAGGAATCCAATATCTTTCTCCAGGATATCCTTCAACGGAAACTATTTGATATCTTGTACCAGCAGGTGGAGTGTCTTGAAATGTCCCGGAAAGAGGATCACCTAAATTTGGTTCAGTTTCATTAAGTCCAAGATAACGGTAGCGATCCGTAGAAATTGCTACTTTGGATTGTTCTTTTCTTTTTACTCTTCCGCTTAAATATTTTGCCATTGTTATGCAAGACTATTTTCAAGAATACTAAGGGTTAATTCCAATCTTAAGGGTGCTACTTTTCCTGTTCCACTAACATGATTGTGAGCAATGCCAACACTCTTACCAGAATTTACTTCAAAAGTTGTTGGAGTATCTGATACATCTACAGTAAAACTTCTCTGTGGTGAGGGGAAAAACGTTGTGGTTATTCCGTATCCATCTCCCGTACAAGTGAATTGAATATCTGCCATAGTAATCTCATCACCAACTTGGAATCCATGAGGAGTTGTGGTAGTTACAGTAGTTACCCCATTAGGAGCATGATATTCAACACCCTGAATATCTCTGACACCATGCTGATCACTAATAATAGTCAATGAATCCGATACAGCAGCAGTTCTTTCTAAGACTAATCTTCCATCAATAAGAAACAATGTATCATTCGGTAGCACCTCAATATCTTTTACAATTCTCGTATCTCTGGTATTACCAAATGTTCTTGTTCCCGTGGATTTTCTTTGGTGCGTAAACGTTACTGTTGGATATGAAGTAGTCGTTCCTAAACCAACATTTGAAACTCCGGCATATAATACAATAGCACTTACACCAACAGGAGTTGTATATACAGTATTAATTCCAGGTGCAACCGGTACTGCTACAGTTATAAATTTATTTAATGGTGCTACTGCCATATTAATTTAATGCAAGTATTAATGGTGTAATTTCTGCCTGAACTGCTCTACTAAAATCTCTACCTCTAATTGTTGACGTTGTTTGGTCGATTTGTATCCCCTCTCCTATATCAAAATTTCCTTTTTGGTCGGTGCTAGTAAACGGAATTTGTGCTCCATCTCTGGCATCAACTTCATTAGCTTTGATTGGAACTGCACCCTCAAAGGGTAACGCACTATTTATAGTGGTCCCAGTACCAATGTATTCAAATGAATGTGAAGATGTAAGAATACGACTTATTCTTGCAAAATAAATTGGATCTCCTTCAAATAATTCATATGGTATAAATTCATTAAAGGTTATAGTCGTCATACCCACAGAATTGAAATCGCCCGCTTCAGAAACTGTATAGTAGATAGGTTTCATGATAGCAGTCGCAATTCCAGTATTTCCATTAATACTAACAACTATATTTTGAGTTGGAAGATAATTTCTACCATTACTAATTAAATTAATTTGGGTAATGGATCCTCCTGCACTTACAGTTGCAGTTGCTTGAGCAGCAATAGATTGAGGACCTTTAGGTTCAACTAAAGTATCATCAAAATCTTCTATAATCACATTAGGAGGAGAAGCAGCACTAAATCCAGAGTTACCAGTAGCATTAGGTATTAAATCAATTCTCTCAACTTCTCTCATAGGAGATGGAAGTATTGTGCTTCCACTTGGTGGAGTTGCATCTGGATAGTTTGCAAGATCAATCGCAAACCAAACTGCCTGCCCATCAAAAGGTCTTTGATATACATTGGATCTGTCGGTAACAGCAGTGCCAACTATAATATCGGTGTTATTAAAATCATAAGCAACTCCAGCAGTATTAGAAGTAACAAAACCAGTGTATTGAGTTGCTCCCAATCCAACTGCAACCAATCCATAATTTCCAAAGGAAGAATTAGAATTAGTCAAATCACACTGAGCACCAGTATCAGCATAAATTCCTATATCATTATTAATTGTAAATATAGAAACTAATTGGGCATATGCTTCATTGGTAAGTGATACTCCAATACCTGCTTCATTGTATTGAGTAAATGAATCACAAACCATTGATTTCAAATTAGCACCATCACTTGATGCTGTGGCATGATTACCATCAATCTTCATGCCAATACTTTTGGTCATGAAGTTTGTGCAATTTCTAATATATGGACTTCTCCATCTTCCCGTAGGACCTTCTGTTGCTGGTCCAACATCAGTAAATCCACTTACCGCTTGATATGCAGTCCCGGCATCAATGTCTGTTTGTGTTGGAGGAAATGCAACTGCTCCTCCTCCAGTATTTGCAACACTTACTCCATTGTCATTTGGATCTCCATCATTATTTTTACAGGCAAAATTCAAATTCTCAATGAGACATCCTCTTCTTACATGAAAAATATCACGCATCAAATTTTGAGGTCTGATTGTAACCAATCTCAAATCTTGACCTGTAACAGATACGTCAGTTCTTAATCCAATTGGATTGTTTTCATCATATGTTCCGGGTCTTATAACAATTGTATCACTCGCTTCTGCTATTGCTGCTGCACCACCAACTGTTCTTTTTGCATCACCCTCAAGTAATCCACTATTGGCATCGTTACCACTCTCCGAAACCCAAATAGTTCTCTTTGTTTGAACACCAGAAGGTCTCCAAGAAACACCACTTCCAACTGCAGCAAGACGATAATCTTTATCGCCACCAGTAGAATCATTAACATCCTGTATAAAAGAATTTAGTATTAGAGTGCCATCAATATCAACTTCATCCTCAAAATATGCAGTACTTCCAACACCAACTGTATTAGCAATACTTACATTATCTACGGTTAATCTTTTTGCAATTCCTACACCACCATCAACAACTAATGCGCCTGTTGTTTTACTGGTTGAATCCTTCGTAGAATTTATGCTTATAATGCCCGTAGCATCATTCTTACCTATCTCAATAGAAGTTGCAGCACCACCAAGATTTAATGTGGTTACAGTGGTGTTTAATAAGTTAAATGTGGATTGATTAGTTTTTATATCTCCACCAAAAACAGATAAATCATCTTTAACAAATAATTCACCACCTACAGTAGCAGCACCTCCTATAGTAGCAGCACCTCCTACAGAAAGACCATTATCAACAAATAAGTCTCCACCGGTTGTTGTAATACCTCCATCAGATGCAAGAGTTGTTACACCACTAATAGAGACACCGCCATAAACATCCAAAGGAAATCTTGGATTTGTAGTTCCTATTCCAAGATTACCCTCCGATGTAATGGCAACCACACCAGAAGTATTTTTACCAATCTGTAGTGCAACTAATGGATTATTGGTAAAAATACCAACATTGGTCATTCTATAAATGTTATTATCGGCAACTGCCTTGTCACCACCTATTGCATTTCCCCAATAATCATTGGAAAATATAGTGGCAAGTCCTAAAATTCCGGAAGATGTAATTCCCAGAGTCTCGGTCAAAATACCAAGACTGTTTCTCTCCACGAAATTAATATTTGTGAAAGAAACCCCTTGTCCTACTTCAACACCTTCTTCTTGTAAAAAGACACCTTCCTGAACTTCTGTACTTAATTCTTTCCAGAAAATTCCATTTGCATCAACAGAAAGAACGTTTGTATTATTACCTCTTTTATCAAATTGATCATAAATGTATTTTGTGATCTTTATACTTCCACCAACTTCAAGAACTCTATTGCCTGTTGGATCAATATAATCAGAATTAATACCTACCCTACCACCATTAATATCAACCGTTCCTCCTATTCCAACATTACCAATCGCAACAATTGATCTATCAGGATTTAATGTGTTAATTCCAATTCTTTTAGTATTATCATTAACATTTAAAAGTTTTTCCTTAGTACCTACACTAAAATATTTTCTTACTCGTAAAACATCAAGATTAACATCACCAGTAAAAATTGTGTTATCTACAACAATTTCATTCGCATAAAGTTTATCGTAAATATATACGGTTTCAAATATCGAATTACCTAATTGAGAAAAATCTGGATTTATTCTTGGTATTCCCATTTTTTATGCTTTTAATTTTGGATTTCCAGAAGCTAATGACCCTTTAAAAGATGCAACTGTGCTTGAAGACATTAGTGCTTCTTTCAATTCAAATTTTTTTATTTTTCCATTCTCTACAGGAATCAAATTTTGTGCATGAAGTTCAATTTTATTTGTTTGCCCTTCATTATTTCCAATTCTAATTGAAGGAGCATCTATTACAATTTCATCTGTTGCCTTTAAAGTAATTGTTTCTGCACCTACAACGAATGATCCACTATCAGCATTAAAATGAATATTGCCATTATGTGCAATTAAAGTAAAATCTGGTTGTCCATCTCTATTTTTATCTCCACACTCTATTTCAAACCGTCCTTCTGTTCCTTGATGAAACATCCCATTTTCATACAATCCTTGTGAGCAACGAATACCAGACTCGTTTTCACTTTTAATAGAAAAGGCACATTTACCGGCAGTAGTTTGCTCTTCAGAATTCGACTCAATAACTAATTTTGGACTACAAACCTCTCGATATAAACTATCAGAATTTGCCATATGTTACCTCACACAATCTATAACTTGAATAACTTCTCTCTGTGGCGGAACAACTGCCATTATTGGTCTTAGCACAGCTCCAAACCCAGTGTTACTGTTGATATTTAGGTCAGGCAATCCATTGTATCCTAAGTTTTCAATTTCAGTGTCAACAATTTGACCATCACGAATTGTTAATTTAATCCCTTGAGCAGAATCACCTTCAGAGTATCCAGATCCGGGATTTTCAATTACAATATCTTCAATGTATAATGGATCTTCAATAAGACCTTCCGTTGGGTAATTTTCTCCTTTACTAATAATACTTATAGAAGTAACTTGACCATAAGTTGGAGAACTAGGATTTGTATCTATGTTTGCTCTGCCATATGCACCATATCCCTTATCACATGCATCAGTAAAAGATACAATTGGTGGAGTTGTATATCCACTTCCGGGATCTTGAATTTCTACACCAACAATACTTGCAGTCCTTTGTGCAGAATCAATTACACCTTCACTATCAACTTCATTAATAATATTGCCAAGTATTACTCTTCCAAATGCTCCTGCACCATCACCACCAAAAAATTCTACATTTGGTGTGCCACAACTGACAACATTTCCAGTATAACAACCCGAATTTGGATCAGCATTTTCTAGGGTCTCGCCAAATATAGACCATGATCCATATTGATTTTCAAAATCATTTGCAAGATTTGCAGCACCTCTTGACAGTGCTCCTTTTGCAAATATTCTATCAAAGGCGTCTTTCTGCTCTCCTTCTCCCCTATCTCTCAACAATCCTTGATTGATTTTATATTTTGTAGATGGAGGACACTTTTTCTTCTCATTACAATTTAAAAGATTTTCAACCTTTCTCAATGTTTTCACTACACCAACAAGAAAATCTCTTACATCAAAAACAAATTCTAATGCATTCTTAATCGGTTCCAATATTGGTGAAACGGTGCTCTCAATGATATCTATCATCTTATTAGTAAATGCACCCAATATTTGCTCAACTGCACAAATAGGGACATTCAATACATTTTTTACTGCTTGTGATAGCAAATCAGTGAATATTTTTTCTGCGGCATCCGTAACCTTATTTGCCAAACAAGCAAGTGCCTTAAACAGATTATCAACTGGATCAATTTGAGCGCCTTGTTTTTTTGCTAATTCATCAAGAGCTTTGAATAATTCATTTCCTTTATATGAAGATCTAACTGCATTTTCCAGTCCTGCAAGTCCACCTTTTATTCTTTCAATCAATTCATCTTGAAATCTTCCCACAACAGAATTTACAAAACCTTTCATACCAATAGAAAGAAGTTTCACGGTTTTTTTCAATTCTTGATCTAAACTTGAGGATGAATCAAGTGGTTTTGTTACCAAAGCAAAAAAGTTTTCCAGATATGCTTCTGCCTTCGCAAAGGTATTATCTTTACAAGGATCTGGAAGAATTACTACATGACCAGATGTATTACTGATAGGATCTGCACAAACTGACATATATTTTTTGAATTATTTATGGAGATGTTCTACCTTGTTTCCCATTCCCAGGTATTAGTCTTGGCGTGCATATTCCTTTTTGTTCACATGTTTCTTGATTTTTTGTTAATGATGTCTTTTTTCTACTTCCAACAAATCCAGTTTTTGGATCAAATCTACCAGATCCATATCCATATTGTATATCAGACGTTCTACATAAAACATGCAATATAATTGGCAATTGTTTATTATCACCATCTAAAAATTTACCCAAAACAACATCTCCTTGAGTCAATTTAGATGTTTTATAACACGATCCACCGCCGCCGCCATCAGCAGGTGAGAATCCAGTTATGGCATAAGTAATTTCTTCATCAGTTATACTATTATCAAGTGGATGATAACCCATAATAGCCACTCGATAACGAAAACCAAATCCTTTCTTTCCCGTAGATTGATCTTTTTGGGATTCAAAGGGCAATATCATACCTATCCACTCATTTGTCCCCAAACCATAAAAATTAAATTGTGCCGAATTTAGTCCTTCCATTATTTGCTCTTACTAAAATGTAATCCATAAGAATCGCGAATAAGTTTTAATCCAGTAGTAGATACTTTAGGAGTAAAATGATGCCTTATTCCCCTAATTATATATTTACCACTTTTAACTTGATCAACACCTTGCACCTTATCATTAGATATACTTTCAATATTTAAAATAATCGAATCTCCAGCTTCAAGTAAAATATTTGATGGAATTGTTACATTATGAATTTGAGAAAATAATGCATTATATCTAGTAGTTCCTGCTGCATAGTAAAGTTCTGGATTATTATTTTGAGTTTTTTCTTCTGTATTACTTCCTATATCTAGGATAGCAGACTGAACTCGATGATATTTTTTCCCCTCATTGAAATCTTGATCTAAAATTCTTGGAAGTTTTTGTTTTTTACCCAATGAAGAAAACTTTGAATTTGTTATCACAGATATGTCAATTTCGGTAAATTTAAAAGTTAGTGGATTGAAAAATAAATTTTTTGTAGCATACATTCCAGATCTAATTTGCATCAACAAATCTTGATCTTTTTCTGTCGAAAATGTTGCTACCTTAAAATCAGCACTGTCATCTTTAGTTTCAAAAGATGATATATTTTTGCCATTATATTCATAAGGAATTTTAAATTCCTCTCGATTTATCAAAGTATCAATAGAAACATAATTAAATCCACTCTTTGTTTCATAACAAAAATAACCAGGATTTACTGTATTGGGGGGTATAGATTGTTTTAATAAAAGTCCTATTAATAAATCAAATGGTCTCTTTCTCATTCCAGTAAATGTGAGACTATTGATTGCTTCTTCAATAAAAATTTTATTAGATTTTATACCCAATTCTTTTGTTAATATAGATTCTACAGATTTGGTAATTTTTCCATTAAATGATCGTGTAATTCTGGTAGTTTCATTTAACCATCCAATTTTAGATGTAAACTTTATAGATATTGTTTCTGAATTAGAATCTTGGATTAGAGGAACAACCTTTGTCACATATAAAACTTTATAATCATCTCCAGAAAAATTCAATACTCCATTTTTTGTGCGTATTTTTGTCGATATTATTGATCCTGCACGAAGAGGTAAATGCGATAATATACTTCCTACTCTATTTTGGGGATCTTCCCTCGATACAGCAGCATCAGATCCACTAGAAATTATAATTGTGCCAGTAATGCACGGTGATAATATAGATTCAAAGTAATCAAAACTAATAATTCTTATCTGACCATCATAAAGATTTACAGAATTACTTCCGTCATCAGATGTAATTATAAATTCTTCAAATATACTTGCTTGTGCTGCATTCATTATTGAGGTCCTCTCGTTTGCCAGGGATTTAAAGGTCGTCCACCATAATCTTTTCCTCCACCAGGTCTATAGACCTTTGTAGAATTGCCAGTAACTGGAACTGGAGTTTCAATAGGCACTAACTTTTCTACAGGAACTATAATAATTTGTTTCTTAATTTCGTCACTTAAAGGAATTATTTGTCTAGATGTTATACTATTATTTAACTGCCCACCTTCACCATCTTTAGATTTCTCTGGTCCACTGGATAAGTGAGCAATTAAATAATAATTTCCATATTTATCCACAATAACTATATTATTTCCATATCCACTTGGATCTCTAACCGTATCATAATCAACAAGTTTCAATCCCCCTTTAAGAGTAATTGGTGTCCCCTTCGGAATACCATAATCCAATCCACGGTGCCCTCTACCATCACCAATTGTTGAAGTTTGAGGCCAATCAGACAATGGTTTACCACCAACAATAATATTACTCAAAACTGATGAAGGAATCTCTCCTCCCGCTCCTCCTTCCCCCCTTCCAGTTTCAATGTGAATGTGAGAACCCTCTGGACCTTCTGGGATCGTATACCCACTATGCCCAACTCTTCCAACAATTTGTCCGGTAATTTTACCATCACTAATTACAACTTTATTATCAGTTGCCGGTTTATTATCATTAGTAGTAATAGATTTTTTCCTTTCTGATGATTTTAATAATTTTGCAATTTCTTCTAATTTATCATTATTTTTTTCAAATAGATTTACATTTTCGCTGTTTTGCTCTGTTACCTTTCCAAATAACCTTAAAGGATTTGTTTTTGCATTTTCATAATTATTTCTTCTTGGTGGAAGATTCGCATTTTGTCTTTTGTTTACTAAACCACCAGTATTTCTTTTTTGTATTTCCGGTTTTACTTGAGTTTGTTGTTGAATGACAGGCGTAGAAGGATCCGTATAATTATTTACTTCTTGAGTTTGAGTTGTCTCAGATTCAGTATTATCATTATCTTTTGACAATTCAAAACCTTCATCTAAATCCTTATCAATTAATTTGAGTGTATCTTCTGCAGTTTTAATATTATTTCGTGCTTCATTTTCATTAAAAAATAATGGCGCAACAGAATTATACAAAAATCCTATTCCATTTATCACAAATCCCAATCCTTTCATAAAACCTTCATATATTGGTTTCATAGTTTCAAAAATAGGAGTCAACTCTGCAATTATTTTTGGCAAATTATTAACTACAAATCCAAGTAATATAGCACTGAAAAATCCCATTATTCTATCAAATACTCCCATAACAGGACTTGCAATTTTTCTTACAATTCCTTTGGCAAGTTCGGATCCAGGAATTCTAGGGGTCTCTATTTTTTTCTCTCTTTCAAATCTTTTTTCGCCTTGTATTTGTTTCCTTAATATACTTGTCTTTTTAATTTGTAACTGTTTCAAATTTTTATTTGATGTAGTCAATACACTTTTTATATTACTAACATTAAGTTTTAAATTCTCGACGCTTTCCATTTATTACACTCCCAATCCAAGAGAAGATGCAGTGTAGTATGAAACATAAAAATTATCATTATCCTCTGCATCAAGTGCAATTATCGAATCTCCACCAGAGGGTGTTGAATTTACTTTAGAAGCAGATAAATTAGTGGCAGCACTTATCGGAGGCAACATTGTAATCGATGGAGACCTATTCATAGATCTCATTGACATGTTTGAAGTATTTTTCTTCACAGGATTCAAAGATTTATTTGCCATTGAATCTCGTGGTCCTCCAATGGCACCATATAATTTATTATATAAGTTGGGATCAAGCGCTTTTAATGTTTCTTTTTTAAAGTACTTGGAAAGCACTTCTATAGATTCTTCAAATTTTTCATTCGCTTCTTTAAATATATTATTATTATATTCTTGTTTTCTCAATGAGAGAAACATTTTCTCAAATAATTCTCCACCATTACTAATAATATCAGATAAAAATCCCGAAAATCTTGCTGTTTCTTTTTTAGGGACAACAGCCTCTCCAGGAGTAGCAAGTATTGGCACAATGTCCTTATTAATATTGGGTCCAGGAACAATACCACCTCTATTCATTTTTAAAGGATCTTCCTGTTTTTCTCCAACAATTGCATCGTAAATTTTACCACCAACAAAGTCACCAAGTAAACCCCCAGCAAATGTTCCAACACCAGGAATTGGAATTAATGTTCCTAAAGCACTACCAAGCAACATACCAACCGACTTTGCTGCTGCCCTACCTATTGGCTCTCCAAGAGCAAGAGACACGGCAAAATCAATTAGTGCTCCAAATACAGGTACTCTTTTAAATACTGGTCTCAAAAATTTCATGAGACCTTTTGCACCAAGTGCTTTTACTACCTTTTTACCAGCTAACTTTGATAATACTTCTGCTTTTTGAACTGCCTTTGCTACTGGATTTTTAGTTCTCTTATATACATCTACTCTCTCATGAAGTAGTCCACCAGAACCAGGTTTTGCTCTGGTAATTCTTTCCATCTCAACATTAACACCTCTTCTACCACCGGCAGCATTTCTAATTAAACCACCTCTCCTTATAGCATCACCAGCACCAGCACCAGCACCACGTCTACCAATACCAATAAGTCTCAGTGCTCCACGGATAAGTTTATATAATCGATAAATTTTTAATACAACATTAGTTAAAAGAAAACCGCCAATAACAGCAAGAATTGGTTTCCAATGTTTCCCAATAAAAGTAAATATCCCCGCTATTTTTTCAGCATTACCTGGTTTTGTTAACCAATCAATCGCCTTATTAACTACAAATCCAGTAATAATGGCACCAAAAAAGTCAAGTATTTTTTGAAAAAATCCTTTTACAGGAGTAGTAACTTTATCAACTTGATTTTTAACAAAACCACCAATTTTTTTTACACTTTCTACACCTGCTTCTGCCCTACTCTTTTTTTCCTTATCAGATGTAATTTTTATTTTTTGTATATCTTCTTTCTCTTTTGCAATCCTATAAGCAAAATCAGTTGCTAACTGATTTTGTATTTCTATAAGAATATTGTTTGTTTCTACTAATGTTTGTTCAATTGGCGTGCTTTCTTCTTTTCTTAAATAACTTGGATCAACATAAGACTTACTTGCCCCTATTTGCATTCCTTTAGGAATTTTGATAGTAGTCGATTTTCCAATAGATTTAAAGGCACCACGAAAAACTGAAGAAGAAATCATTTTCTTCCCCAACTTTGGTTTTTTATCTAAAGTAGGTGCCGTAAAACTTTGACTACTAAATACCACTCTGTTTTTGCTGTTTTAAATTTTCTTCCTCAATATATTGTTGCAAAAGAGAAACATATATTTCTCTTTCCCAAGGTATCATATTTTCTAGTTCCGTCAATGAATATTTATGGTGCTGAATCAAGGCAAAGTTTGTTTTGTAATAATTTTCCAAACTCTCATGAGCCAGCGCTAACTGAAAAAACTTGCTAACCCTTCCAATACAACTTCTGACTCCACACCTGTCTTTGGATTCTTCACATTAATTGTATGTGATAATTTTGGCATCGTGTTAAAGAATTCTTCAATTTTCTTAAATTGTTTGGTATTCATTTGCTCGATGAAATCATTCAATTCTTTCTTACTACAATCAGAAGCATCCCAAGATTCTTCATCAGTAAATACTTGACCAATGCAAGATGCTATCACTTGAATAGACTTATCAACTTGTTCATTTTTATTATCAACTTCAAAATTACTTTCAACAAATTGATTTAAAGATGGATATTTCATTTTAACCGAAAGATTATCATCCAATTTAATAATATTACTATGATTAGGATTCTTTTGAACCTTAATTAAATCAATATCAATTTCAACTTGTAATTGTGTTTCTCCATCATCTGGACATGTTACACTTACTTCTACAGATTCTCCTACGGATTTTGCACGAACATTTAAAAACAAATATTCAATATCAAAAGTTGATAACTGATCTACTTTAATTCCTCTTGTAATAATACAATCTGATATAACAGTTTTAATTGCATTTGAAATTTGTTTAAGATCTTCACTCTCCAGTGCCATGATAAGAATTTTTTCTTCTTTTACAAGAAATGGACGATATTTAATTAATTTTCCATTTGAAGGCAATTCCAACTCATATGTCGGTGTCGAAATCTTGGGTAAAGGCATACTGTTTGATACAATTCAGGTATGATTATTTATTACCCCACGCCAGGAGGAAGACCTACTTGATCATCCCCATCAATGTTCAATCCTGTTTTATTAGTAGGATAATCATGAAAAGGACCTTTATTCCATCCTCTATATTGCTCAACAATATACCTATCATAAGCAAAAGAAACTGTAACTCTTAAAACTTCTGCACTTCCATAAGAAACTGGAATAGAAGTAATTGCTTTAGGAAAAGCATGAAAAAATCTATAGGATATAATTGGTCTCTCTCTTTCGTTTGAATCTTTTTCACCCTTTGTTATATACAGTCCATCCAATTTATACCCATCAATGGGATCTAAAGGATAATTGAATCTTTTATAATATCCATCATGTGCTACCGAAACTTGACCACCTTGCTTATTCACTGGATAATTATTTTCACCGGCAACATAATCTATCCAACCCTCAAAAAATTTCAAAACTCGATAATCCCCATCAAGATAAAAAGTAAAATCACTATCGGTATATAATCTCGTATGAGCATATTGCTCATTAATACCATGAAAATTATCTTTTACCTCTGCTGTGGCAAGAGAACTAGTGGGAAGTGTTGCCTCAGAACACATCAATCCAAGATTATTGCTCAACCAATCCACCTTTAATCCATATTTTTTAAGAAATTTCATAAGACCACTTCCTTCCGAAAGTCCAGTCATATGAACTTGATAATAATTCGATAATGATACATTGGTAATTTGACTTCTTTCGATAGCACCTACTTTTAAGTCATTTATCCTTGGCATCCTAAATACCTTATACGAATCCTACATTATTAAGTATTTAGATGGCATATAAAGGAAAATACCAACCATCCTTTCCTAAAAAATATAAAGGTAATCCATCAAATATAGTATATCGTTCTCTATGGGAGCGAAAGTTTATGGTTTATTGTGATAAGAATGAAAATATTTTAGAATGGGCAAGTGAAGAAATTGCACTCCCTTATCGTTCACCATTGGATAATAGAATTCATCGTTACTATCCTGACTTCTACATCAAAGTAAAAGAATCTAATGGTGCAATTAAAAAAATGCTAATTGAGGTAAAACCCAAAAAGCAGTGTGTTGAACCAATAAGACCAAAAAGAAAGACTAAAGGATATATTTACGAAGTCAAAGAGTATGTAAGAAATCAGGCAAAGTGGAGAGCAGCAAAAGATTTCTGTGAAGATCGTCAATGGGAATTTAAAGTAATCACCGAAGACGAATTGGGAATTCATAAATGAGATATCCAACAGACATTAATAGCAATCGCATTCGTGGAGTGGTTGATAATCTAATTGGCACAGAAGATGCCGATGATATCATGATGGAATTAATGAATGCTCTTAGTAGTGACTCTACGCTTGTTCCAGATGTTGGAAAGTATTATGTATTTGTTTATAGACCGAAAACTCCTCTAATACAATACGATCAAAATCCTTTGGTGGCAGTTACTGATATATTTCGTTGGGGATTTCGTGGAATCAATTATCACTGGAGACAATATCGTCAATATTCTTGGGAAGAAGTTGTTGGATCATTATACCAAATATATCCAGATGAGCTTGCAGATGCAAGAGAGCTTCCAATTCAAAAATTCATTCTAAATAGTTAGAAAAAACGATAATGACATACACAGGAGCAAGTAGAACAAGATATAGTGGAGGAAGACCCAGACCTACTCCTAATAATACTCCTAATAATACTCCTAATAATGCTGGCAACCCCCAATACTATGAAGTGCTTGGAAATGTTTATGGTCCTGATGGTCGTAGAGAGGGAATAACAGAAGACCATGCTGATTACAATAAAGATCCCAAAATAGAAAAATTGGGTGCTGGACGTAATATAAAAAAATTAGAATCAAATTTAAGATATCCCATAGCAAGTATTAATCTTGATCAAGATCATATAAAATTTGATATTATTAAGTATGAAAGAAAAAAATCAGAAGGTATTAGTTATACATCAGGAGAGCAAGTAAAGGTATTTGAAAAGAATAAAGATGGAACCGATTATATTGAAAAGGGAACTACAATAATTAATGTAAGAAACCAGAATGCTTTTGATAACCCATTTGTTGGAGGTGCTCGTAATCCTACTGCAGAAAATCGGTTGGGATCAATAATATTACCAATTCCTGGACAAGTATCTGATACTAATGCAACAAATTTTGGCGAAAGTAATTTAAACAATTTTTATGCTGCTGCTATTGGCACTGCTCTAAAGGGAATATCTTCTGGTAGTCCAGAAGAATTAGCAACATCATTAGCATCAAGTACAATTGATGCTGCAAAAATAGCGCAAGATCGAAAAGTACAAGCTGCGTTGCGGTTATTTTTTGCTTCACAGGCAGTTTCTAGTCTAGGAGCAAACGTAAGCACAGATCAATTATTTGCAAGAGCAACTGGATCAATAATAAATCCAAATATGGAATTATTATTTAGTGGTCCAACTTTAAGACAATTTAATTTCGAATTTAAATTCACTCCAAGATATCAAAAAGAAGCAGTGATGGTTAAAGATATCATGAGGGTTTTTAAACAAAACATGAGTCCAATATCATCTCCAGGAGATAAGTTTATGCAAACTCCGAATATTTTTAAATTATCATATATTGGTAAGGGAAGTAATTATTTAAATAGGTTTAAACTTTGTGCTCTCACAAATATGAGCATTAATTATACTGGTGAAGGAAATTATGCTACTTATGCTGATGGTGCTCCAGTTTCGAGTACGATGCAATTAGCATTTCAAGAGTTATCACCAGTATATTATAGTGATCACGATGACGTAGGCGGAACAGGATACTAAAATGGGATATTTCAGAGAACTACCAAATTTACTTTATCAATCACCACTGACAAATAGAAATACTTCTGATCAATACGTTGCGGTAAAAAATCTTTTTAGAAGAAACAAACTTCGTGATGACCTCCAAAATGTTTTTACTTTGTTTAATAAGTATGAAATTGTAGAAGGTGCAAGACCAGACACGATTGCCGAAGAATTATATGGAAGTGCAGAACTAGATTGGGTTGTTATAATGACTGCAGGTATTGTTAACATAAGAGATGAATGGCCTCTATCAAATTATCATCTATATGAATACGCTAATAATAAGTATGATGACATCAATGCAATTCACCACTATGAAACAACTGAAGTAAAAGATAATAATGGTCGATTAATTTTACCAAAAGGAAAAGAAGTTAATAGCGATTTTAAAATTCCTAATCCAGATGATTATACTGCACAAAAATTAAATCCAGTCAGAGGAATTACAAATTATGAATACGAAGTTAGAAAAAATCAAGAAAAATCTAATATATATCTTTTAAAACCAAGATACTTACAACAATTCTTGAATGACATGAGACAAATCATGACTTATCAAACTTCTTCTCAATACATTGATGAAAGATTAATTATAACAGAGAATACTAGAAATACCATACCACCTGCATAAAAAAGGGGGAGGTTTCCCTCCCCAACTCTATCAATCTTCGGCAAGACGGGCAAAGTAGGACATTGCATCATCGTCCTCATCTTCAGTCATTTTAGAAGAACTCAGACTATCAAGTTCATCTTTGAGTGATTGGGGAACAGAAGGTGCTACATCTCCACGATTCTGCTGACGAAACTCTTCT